TAGTGCCCTCATTCAAATACCACTTAGCAGCAAGGACACCAGTTACATGGTGTGCAGCAGAAGCGGATGGAAATAAGAAAAGACCATAAGCACCGCCATTGGATGCAACAGCTAAATTATTAGAAGTAGCAGTTTCCCAGCCAGCTTCGCCTGCTGCACCGTCAGCTAATCCACCTTTTTGTGCTCCAAGGAGACGAACCACAGTAACAGCATTGCTGTTTCGCAAATAAGCTTGAGCAGCGTATGCAGCATAAGTTGGGGCAGTATAATTACCGTTTCGCCAAACATCGCCACCAGCGCCGCCTGGAATTGGGTTTCCGAAAATTTGAACATATTCTGAAAAAGAACGAACTTTAACCGGACGCATAGATGGTCCTCGTTCTGTTCTACCAATAATTACCGGACCAATCTCATCTGCGAGGGCAGGCAACTGTGAATTGTCAATTTCATTGATAAAAATACCGGGTGAAATAAACTTAAAAGATCTTTCTGACATTATGAAGTGTCTCCTTGTCGCTCTTCAACATCTTATGAATAAAAATATTCTGATTATCGTTAATAAATAGTTAATAAATTAGCGAAAGACCTAAATATAACTTTACGAACGATAAAAAGGAACGTTGCCGCTAACGTTCAGATGTTCGGGTATATCACCAACAATTACATGCTCTCTTGGAATCTTAACTTCAACAGCATTTTCTCTGCGAACAATCTTGGGGCGTTCCTCATTTTTGTCAGATCCAATAATATATCCAATGACTCTAAAATTGATTTCTGTTTCATACCCTCGTGCATCCTCAAGTAGTGAAGCAGCATTATTGTTTAGTGTATAATCAGACTCAACAAATACTTCAAATCGGTGTTTGTCTTTCTCTGCAACAAAATAATTTACTGCTCCGGTTTTAGTCATGAATGGAGTGATAATTTCATTAATTTGTTGTTGATATTCTGCCATAACTGTTAGAGTGTATGTGACCTCCAGATAAACTGGTATTGGGACTGTGATTGTTTCATAAACCACTTTTTTATTTTTTCGTGGAAAATTGTTTTGATTAGGACCAATTGTATCCAAGACTAATCTTTTAGCATCAGCATTGGCAAAGTTTGCTGTTTTGTCCTGTTTTATAACTCTTGCAACAGTCATCGAGCCACCTTTGGAATCTGCGTAGTTTTCTCCTGCTGCGTAATAAGCACCACGTTTAGTTAAATCTTTTGATATCCCAGTGCGCTGAATACTCATAAGCGGGTATATAAGCCAGCCATTAACATCGCGTAACTCTCTATTGTGCTTAATTTGAAAAGCTCGTTCTGCTCCTGCCCAAAAGAAAGGGACTTTTTTAAACCCTTTGTTAGTTGTACAAAATATATCAAGCTCTTCATCGATATATTCAAAAAGAGCACGATCAATTGTTTCAATTGTCGAAGGCATAAAATCAAGCTCTTTTAATGGAGCAAGATCTGTTTTTCTTGGGTTATCAGGTGGCATCGAATAGTCCCTCTCTTGAATAGTATGCGGTAGCTACAATCTCAAACGTGTGTTCTATTTGACCAAATAATTGTCTCGCCCATTGTGTGCTAACAATTTCATAGTAATAGTCTCCGTATAAAACAAAGTCGCCCTCACGAACATATATATTCTGATCTTCGATTAATCTGCGTTTGTGAAAATAAATTGTAATTGTATTTGACTTATCCATACCGCCTACAGTATCTGCTTTAGTCTCTGTGCTTTGGTAATCTACAAGTGCATAAACGCGAACGGGCGGCAGGAATGTTTTTTCTATTGCCTCGCCATAAAGATTGTTGTATTGGGTGATAGAGTCGTCGATAGGATAGTAAACCACCTCTTGTCCAATCACACGTTCAATAAGCTCATCGTTAACCTGCTTTACAAGGTTGCGTTCTTTTTCACCCAGGAATAGTGGTGGAGGTGGCTGGGCAGGTTGTTTCCACTTTTCGTCATCTGCCATATGTCATACCCCTATCCAACAAAGATGCCCTTTGGAACATTCTTGTTTACATTATTTACATTGTCACTAATTTCAGAATCCTTTGCTGCAAGAGCCTGATAGGTTAACTGATCCAATGTTTCTTTTAATTCGTCTCGGAGGCTATTCTGCTCTTCTCTACCCTCAGATATAAGTGCTGGTCCATTAAGAGTTACAGACTCACCTGGGATTGGAACAGTTGCAAATTTAGAGCGAACTTGTCCCAGCGTTTCTTTACACAGTGCAAGAGCAAAACGACGAATCCACTGTTTACCAATCGAATTAATACTAGTGTAAGGAATATTGGCAAATGGAATTGTATTCATATTGTTAATGCCATTTACGCCTGCTGAACCTGAGCCCTCTGACCATGCATCCTCTACAATTCTAAAATCAAAGTGAAAATATTTTGGAGAAACAGAGTCGGGACTTTGTGGGATTGGGAATATTCTTAAGTGGTTATTGTCTAACTCAAAAGAATAGTGTGAGTTTCTGGTGTAAATCGAATCCTCAAATGCCATAGCTTGTGCCTTGTTTTGCCAAACTGGCACTAATTGAAATGTCGAGTCATCTGCATACTGCCCATAGTTAGCAAGGTTACCCACTGTGTTGAGACCTCCATAATACCCAAAGAATCTCCACATTGCATGCGGTGTTTTATAATACACTCTTTCAACAATAACTTTTTTGCCGGAAACTAAACCCGAATAAGGGACAGGATTTCCTGTTGCCTCGTCGAGATCGTTGTTAGAGGCGCTGAGAATTATTGCGCCCAAATCGTAATCCTGCTTGTTATCGACAGCAGTAAATGAGCCAGAATAAATTCTAGTTGAACCTCCGATGCCTGCTTGAGTAGAAATGCCTTCTGTGTATCTTTGGTTAAATGCAAGAGTTATTTTTGGATATTTTAATGAAATGTGCGTGCCACTTAAGCTTGATGAAAGTATCCCGTCTTTAAGTTCGCCATCATGATTGAATGTCCCTGTGGTCATACCAAGCACATCTGAAAGAATATTTTTAGACTGGTGCATGTTAAGGATATAAGAATACTCTAACACTGCTTCTTCATAAGCAGCATATACACTACCAGTAGTTAATTCGATATCTAAGATATCTCCGCCAAGTTTTTGGTATGTATAAGCAACTTGGTCTGATGCGCCGGATAAGAAATCAACAGAGGCTGTATATACCCCAATTGGGCATTTACTTGCAACAAACGATGTTGATCCTGTTGCGGGTAAGACTATTGCGCTAACTTCGCTAGCCGGGGTCAAAGTGGGTATTGCCATTAATTATAGTTCTCCTCTCAATAAATAGTTAAGGGCATAAAGAAAACCCCCGCCAATTGCTTGACGAGGGAATTCTTTTAGACTACGACTTGACTAATCGTATTAAACGAGGTCAAGGCAGATAACGAGTCCGTACATGTCAGGACGAACCATCTTCTTACCGTAGCGTGTCATGACTCCCTTGCGGGGCACGAAGTCTTCGGTTCCAAAGATAGTAGGTGTGACCTGTAGTGGCACATAAGGTGCATACACATATCCGCTCTCCAAGAAGGAGCCGCCCTTGCGTCCGACAAGAATGACGTTCCGTGGGAAGTAAGGATCAACATACACATCCCACTTCTTGGAAAGTGCGCCGACCTTAACAGCACCAACGGTTCCACGTTCTGCGTCAGCAGTTACGGAAGCACGGAATCCAGCGGTAAACTCAAGGATGTTGGCAACTTCAGGTCCAACGACGATGAAGTTAGCGCCACCACGGAGAGTCTTGCGGTGAATTTGTGCAGACACGTCGTTGATGGTTTCAACGAGAGTCTCATACCACTCGGATACAGTTCCGGTAAAGTCTGGAGTTGCTGTGGTAGCACCAATCTCCTGACCAGTAAGACGGTTTACGAACTTACCAGCGTGACGTGACCAGTAGTATTTACCAGCGGTAGCACCCTTAACGAGATCTTCGAGAATCTCCTTATCAATCTCAAGAGCAATCTGCTCAGAGAGGATAGAAGTAAGCTCGACCTCTGCGTCAAGGTTGTGGTATGCGTTGAGATCTTGTCCCAACTCAGGTGTCCACTTAGCTTTGAGCTTTTTGGTGACAGCCGTGATGCTCACAGAATCAACCTTGATGTCGATTTCTGGAATAACACCAGCGGTTGCGCCAACAGCATTAGAAGCCTGCTCTGCACCCCACAGATCTGTGCCGATAACGGATCCAATTTGACCGCCTGCGGCAAAGTTATCAGCCGATGCAAACTCAAGCTGCAATGGAGAGTGGGAGAACGATGCGGACAATTGTGCCACGGTTCTTGTATCGGAAGCGACAACCAAGAGAAGGTGATCTTTTGGATCTCCAGCACCGTAGATACCGTTGTTAGCAACAGAACCAGAATACTGAGTCAAGCGACGAACATGAAGTCCTTCAGA